CATCTAAAGATGAATTCCGTAGCACTGCACAAGTTGTAGAGGCTATGAAAGACCCCCGATATGGCAAGGACACGGCGTACACTAAAGACGTTGAAGAAAAGCTTGGAAGGTCATCAGTATTTTAAAAGGAGAATATAATGCCAAAAGGTAAAGGGACTTACGGTACAAAAGTAGGTCGTCCAACAAAGAAAAAGTAAAAAGTATGGTGGGGAGTGTCAGGTATAAACTGCACCCCCATCAATTCCTATGACATGAGAACATCTAACACACCTAATTTGGGTGGTTGAGACTATCGATAATGAACGACAAGGCCATATGCGTATGACAACCCTGACTAGTAAGAGACCGAAAGTCATTCTTAAAACTATATAATTTATTTTCAAATAGGAAAAGACAATGACAAACGTAACTCCGTCACGCCTCGGCGCGGCAAACCTAGCGGCAGGTAATGCAACGCAGGCAAATGCTTTATTTCTAAAGATATTCGCTGGTGAAGTTTTAACTGCTTTTGATGAAACAAACGTAATGAAAGATTTACACGTATCGCGTACAATCGCGTCTGGTAAATCAGCATCATTCCCAGTGACAGGCAAAGCTAATGCGGCTTACCACACTGTGGGTACACCTTTATTGGGTACACAAGCAATTAAACATAATGAAATCGTTGTAAACATCGATGACGTTTTGATTGCAGATACATTCATAGCAAACATTGATGAAGCTAAGAACCACTACGATGTACGTGCAGAATACTCACGTCTATTGGGTATGGCTCTTTCTAAACAATTTGACATCCGTTGCTTACAGTTAGCTGTATTAGCAGCGCGCGCTTCTGCTACCATCACTGGTGGTAACGGCGGTTCAGCTATTACTGATTCAGATTCCAAAACTAACGGTGCATCATTAGCGGCATCAATATTTGAAGCAGCTAAAATCATGGACGAAAAAGACGTTCCTGAGAATGACCGTGTAGCTATCGTAAAACCTGCACAATACTATAACCTCGTACAAACAACAGACGTAATCAACCGTGACTTCGGTGGTGCTGGTGTTTATGCAGACGGTACAGTTTTACGTGTTGCTGGTATTCAGATTGTTAAATCTAACAACGTACCATCAGCAAACATCTCAGCAGTAGCTGGTGAGAACAACACTTACCACGGTAACTTCTCAAACACAGCGGCTGTAGTAATGCAGAAGCAAGCTTTGGGTACTGTTAAGTTAATGGACTTAGCTGTTGAAAGAACATCTGGTGACTTCGAAGTTATGTACCAAGGTACATTAATGGCGGCGAAGTACGCAATGGGCCACGGCATCTTGCGTCCTGAGTGTTCAGTAGAAATCAAAACTGCTTAATCTAATTCTGGGTTGGCCTTTAATCGGGTCAACCCTTTTTTTAAAAATGAGGACATCATGACAAAACCAACGTCTATGACCGAACTAGAGGCGGTCAACGTATTGCTGACTACAATCGGCGAAGCTCCTGTTAATACACTTACAGGCAATCAGGTTACTGATGTAACAATCGCTAACCAAGTGCTGACTGAGGTAAGCCGTGAGGTTCAAGCTCAAGGCTGGCACTTTAACACTGAAGATAAAGTTGTGCTTAGTCGTAACGAATTTAATCAAATTGTTGTACCTGCAGATGTTGCACGTATCGACACACCAGACATCAACACAGTTGAAAGAGATGGAAAGCTGTTTGATTTGACAGCTAGATCACTTGAATTTCAATCAAGTGTAGAAGCAACTATCGTATATTATAGAGATTTCTTAGCTCTACCTGATACAGCCAAACGTTATATTACAACAAGGGCGGCTCGTATATTCTCAGATCGAATGCTCAACTCAGAGACCATTAGTAAAATGGTATCAAGAGATGAACAACGTGCATTAATTGATCTGAAAGAATTTGAAGGGGATACGGCAGACTTCAATATGATGGATAACTATTCAGTATCTCGCGTAATGAACCGTGGAAATAACCGTAGGATAATCTAATGGGAATGATAAGCTCTGCTATCCCCAACTTGGTACAAGGCGTATCGCAACAATCCCCAGCTCTAAGACTATCATCCCAAGCTGAAGTACAGATTAATGCGTTCCCTTCTCTCGTTGAGGGTTTACAAAAGCGACCACCGCTAGAACATGTGGCAATAATGAGTAACTCTGATACAACAGGGTCATTCACTCACTTGATAAACAGAGACACAGTAGAACGTTATTTTCTGTTTATTAATGCTAGTAATCAGATTTCTATTTACGACCTAGCAGGTAACGAAAAGACTGTAGCATATCCTAATGGTACAGCGTATTTAAATAGCTCAACACCAGCTACAGACTTTCGTGCTGTTACAGTTGCTGATTATACATTTATTGTTAACTCAACACAGACGACAGCAATGAGTAATCTTTTAAGTCCAATATACCCATTTAAAGGGCTTATAGCTGTAAAACAGGGTGATTATAACCAAAGGTATACTGTATTCCTTGATGGTAGTATTGCAGCCGATATCGTTACATCCGCGACAGATCAGATTCAAACACGCACTGATGACATAGCTTCAAGGATTGCTACAGCTATTAATGGGCAATCAAACTTTTCAGCACAAGCTGATGGTTCAACAGTGGTAATAACAAAAACAGGTAATGCAACTTTTGATTTGGCAACGTATGACAGTTTAGGTGATACAGGAATGAGTCCTACAGTTGGTACAGTTCAGAGGTTTGATGACCTACCAGCGAATGCTCCTAATGGATATATAGCTCACATACAAGGCGACCAAACAAATGACTTTGACGATTACTATGTTAAGTTTGAAAGTGATAATGGTACACAGAATAAAATAGGTACTGGTACATGGATTGAGTGGATTAAACCAAACATTCAATACGAACTAAATGCAGCAACAATGCCTCACCTATTGATAAGACAAGCTAACGGTACGTTTACTTTTGAACAAGCTGATTGGGGGGATAGAGCTGTTGGTGATTTAATATCAATACCTAATCCAACATTTATCGGGCAAAAGATAACAGACGTATTCTTCTTTCAAAACCGATTTGGTGTACTAGCTGGTGAGAATGTTATTATGTCGAGGACTTCAGATTACTTTGATTTCTTCGCAACGACTGCAAGAAGTCTATTGGACAACGACCCTATTGATGTTGCAGCTAGTCACGTTAAAGTTTCTACATTGAAACATGCCGTGCCTTTTGACCGTAAGTTATTGCTATTCTCTGACCAAACACAGTTCATTCTAAAGGGTGGAGATTTTATAACACCTAAGAATACTTCAATAAGTCAGACGACTGAGTATGAAGCTAACACAACTACAAGCCCTGTAAGTGCTGGTAGTGTTGTATACTTCCCTGCCAAGCGTGGTGGGTTCACCTCAGTTCGAGAATACTATGTTGTAGATGATACAGATAGATCGGACGCTACAGATATTACATCACACGTAGCTAAGTATGTACCAGATGGTGTTTATAAGTTAGCGGCTAGTACCGCTGAGAACGCTTTAGTAATGATGTCGTCTTTAGAAACCAGCACTATATTCTTGTATAAGTATCATTGGGCAGGTCGTGAGAAGATGCAATCATCATGGTCTAAATATACCTTTAATGGGGCTGTTGTGTTGAATGCTGAATTTATTGAAAGCACATTATATGTTGTTATTAATAAGTCTGGTAAAACTATATTACAGCAAATACATTTTGATGCAGGTAGAAGCGATACTAATCAAAAGTATGTAACAAGGTTAGATTATAGACTAGAGAATACAGCAGTTGGAAAAGCATATAATAGTGCAACCAATCAAACCACAATAACAACTCCGTTTATCTTAGTAAATCCAGTTGTAGTAACTAGAGGTACGAACCAAGGTACTGTACTAAATAATGTAAGTTCATCAGGTACAATAATTATAGTATCAGGAAATCATACATCTACAGAATTCTATGTAGGTGAACGTTACACAATGACTTACGAGTTCTCTGAGCCTACGCTTAAAGAACCTACAGCATCTGGTGGTCGTGTAGCGATTACTGGTGGACGATTACAGATTAAACATTGGCTGTTACGTTACCAAGATAGCGGTGATTTCACAGTTAAAGTTCAGCACAAAAATAGCTCAACCTCACAAGATTATATCTTTACTGGTAGAATTATCGGTGGCGGTTCAAACTTACTTGGCTCTACAACATTAGACAGTGGAGACTTTAGGTTTCCAGTTATGTCTAAAGCTGAACGCATACGAGTTAGAATAGAGAGTGATAGCCACCTACCCTGCCAGTTCTTATCGGCGGAATGGGAAGGCAATATGCACCTCAGATCAAGAAGAGTTAATGGATAAAAAACTACTAACACCAACAACTTTGGAAGACGTAGACTACATCGCTCCTAGATTAAGAAAAGCAGATAGAGAAGAATGTCAGGCGGCTACTGGAAAACAGCCGCTTGAAGTTCTCCATGCTGGTTTATCTTTAGGAGATATATCACTCACCCTACGTTCACCTGACGGTGATCGTGTGGGTTTGTGTGGTGTCGTGAAGTCTTACTTAGAAAACGCAGGGGTCGTCTGGATGTGCGCTACAGATGACATCTATCAATACCAGATGACTTTCTTGCGTAACAGTAAAGAAGCTTTGGCCTACTTAGGTCAGGACTACTCATTACTATATAATTGTGTAGATGCCCGAAACACTGTCCATATAAAATGGCTTGATTGGATGGGCTTTACGTTCATCAACAAGCACGAAACTTATGGGGCTGAGAATAGACCCTTTTATGAATTTGTAAGGATAAACAATAATGTGTGACCCAGTAACAATGGCTGTCTTACAAGTAGGCGCTAAAGCAATGGAACAAAAAGAGAAAAACGATAGAACAGCAGCAGTCGCTAAAGCTTCTAAAGATGCTTACTTTATAAAGAGTAAGCAATCAAACTTACGTCTGTTACAAGAACAAAATAAAGCATCCGAGATTAAACAAGATGCCGACTTAAAGGCATTGAAAGCACAAGGTACAGCATTAGCTGTTGCCGCTGGTGCTGGTGTTCAAGGTAGGAACGTCGATCAGCTTATAAATGATTTTGAGCGTTCTGAAGGCGTGATGACCGCTAGAGTTGATAGCCAACTAAAAGGTATGCAAGCCCAGAATGAAATGGATAAACTTGCTTTCCAATCTGAGGCTCAAAACAGAATTAACACAAACCCACCACCTAGCTTTGCTGAAAGCTTATTTGCAGTTGCAGAACCTTTAGCAAGCTACAAGTTGGATATGGACGAGAAAAACGCACAAAGATCATATGATACAGGAGCAGGCTAATGGCGCGACAAATCGTGGGTAATCCATTCGAGAACCAAATACCAAATACATCGCCTACTGCTAGAGTTGTAGATACTTATGTACAACCAGTTAAGAAGAATGACTTTGAACAGCTAACACAAATGCTAAATCGTTTAGACCCAAAGATTAAACGTAACGAAGCTAACAACCAAGAACGCGAAGATAAAACAGCATACGCTGAAGGTGCTAGACTATACCAAGAAAACAGAGTTGCTATGGGTAAAGCTGTTAAAGAAGGTCTGATACCAGAAGGTGCAAGTCCTTATCTCAGAAAAGGTTATCGTGAGTCACAAATGAACACGTTAGCTATGAGATATACAGGAGAG